CGACTAGCATATAGACATTGGTTTCTATTATGGTTTGATGAATAACTACAATGAATCCAACCAGAGTTTGGTTCACCGTCTTTGTAAAACTCTAAAATTAATTGATCAAATTCTAATTCATCTTTTATATATGAAGCTACCTCTTTATTGTCTTTGCCCCATATTTCAAAATCAGCCGCAGCTGCATTATCGTCCGCAACATGTTGTGAATTAATTGAGCTGCCGATTGCTATGCAAAGCTCCGCGCATCTAAAGCCACTAGAGATTTGTAATGCTTCGTTATAGTGTGATCTTACTGGTTGTAAAATATTTACAGCTAGAGCTTTTAAATTTTCTATTTGTTCTGGAGAAGGGTTGTTGTTAATACCTTTTCTCTCTGCAACCTGGCTCTTAATTAATTCATCTAGTGTAAAATTAGCTGTTAGTTTCATAATTAATCTAATATTATTTTTTTAATACTTTTCTGACCCATGTATATTTCTGTTTCTGCTTTTGATTTAATACATTTGTAACTTACACTTGGGTTGTAGTCTCTCTCTGCAACTCTTTTACCACGTAAGCAGGTTGCCATATTGTCTTGTATTCTATGCTCTTTGATCTCTCCGTTAATAAACATCAAAAGTGCGACCACAGTTTCAACCATTATTTATCCTCATTGTTAGTTTCATATTCTCTACTTGTAAATGATGCCTCCGTTATTACCACACCTTTTTGACCAAAAACTTCTTCCCATCTTTTTCTATATAAATCATTGGAGACACGAGAAATACCGTCATGTTTTTTACCCTTTTCCTTTTTAGTGTCCATTTCCATTGGCAAAAGTTCTCTGTCGATCTTTAAGTTTTTCAATGTCAACTAAAACTTTGTTCATTTGTTTTTGTAAAAATTCTATATTAACTTTATTGTGCATACCATCTTCAATGGCTTTATTTAATCTATCTACAGATTTATAAAGATCCTCTACCAACATATAAAGTTCTGCTTCCCCAGAAGATTTTCCTAATTGTCCCCGTGGGTATTTAATTCTAAATTCAGAATTAGCTTCTAAATCTTTCATCATTAGTTCTAATTGAGTTGAGTGCTGGTTGAGTTTCTCATTAATACCAAAGTAAGCCCAAGTCCCGATTGCGACCATACAAATCAAAGAGGCAACCGTCTTCATTGGCATTTGCACAGCAGCTTCTTCAGATATTTTTAAAGGTTTAGACATTAGATTTTTTCTGGTTTAAATAAGGGTCCATAATATTTTTCTGAACTTTTATTAGATGCTTTCCTACCACCTATTTCACTATACATGTGTGTTCCTATGTACGGTTCTATTTTAGGTTCTGGAAAAACAGATTTAGTTTTATCCTTATTCTTTTTAATTTTTTTTATCATTATTGAGATAGTGGATTGTTAGATTCTAATTTAATTTCATCTAAAATTGCTCTAAACAATTTCATTTCGGTTTGTAAAATTTTTATTGCTTGTTCATTATCAATAATAGCATCAGAATTTTCTGCAATTTCAATGCTTCTTTCAGGATTAGTATTAGCTAATGCATCTAATTTAGTTTGCATTTCACCAAATTTTGCAAAACCACCACCAATAGCAACCACAGCAGCAATTAATGCAGCAATAGAAGCTAAATTATTTTTTAATTTATCCATTACGTAGCCTTTCCAACTCTAATAAGAGTTCTCTTTTTTTGAGCTTGATCTCATTAAGTTTTTTTGTGTTGACGGTAATCTTATCATTTTGCACATAGGTTGCAAGATTTACATTAAAATATATTTGCCTGTTATCCTGTATATTTAGTTGATTTAAGTAAATATCTTTTGGTTGATAAAACGGAACATTATACACGTTTAAGGACATTTGGTCACTAGCCATTGCATCTAATTTTATTAAATTTTTTAGTTGCAAATTTTTAGATTTATCTTTAACATTCTGGTCGACTTTATCCATTATTCTGGCAATTTTTGCAGCTTTAGCTTTACCCTCTTGTATAGCTTTTTGTTCTTTACCACTTGCTGTTTTAGTTCTGGTAGACTTAACAGAGCCTTCGCTACTGGGTTTCTTCTCTTCTCTAGCCGTTTCTCTTGTAGCATTTTCTTTAGGCGTTTCCTCTGTAAACGTTTCTTGCGGCTCTTCTCTAGTCTTTTCCTCTTGTGGTTCTTCTTGTTTAGTTGGTGTTGGTTCTGGTTTTCTTGTTTCTTCTTTTGGGGCATTTGTTGTCTCCTTTTTTGCTGGTGCTGTTTCCATAGGTCTAGATGTCATCTGTTGTGGCTTCTCCTCTTGAGGTTCTTCTTCTATCATCATAGGCATCGGGCTACGTGATGAGGGTGGTCCTTCTTCAGTAGGAGCTGGTCTTTCTTCCATCATAGGTCCAGGTCTCATAGTCATCATTGGTGGTTCTTCTTCCTCCATCTCTTCTATCATCTCCATAGGTGGTGGAGGCGGTGTCATTTCTTCCATTATTTCCATAAAAGGCATTTCTTCTTGAACCATAGCTATCATTTCTTCTTTTAATGTTTCAATTGGCATCTCTTCTAGCACACTACTAAACTCTTCTTGAACCATTGGTGATTCCATTATAACAGCTCCAGTTTTTGTAGATGCTATTTCAAGAGTAAGTCCTGTTGCTTGAACATTTAATTCTACTTTTGCTTCTGTTTCTAAATTTCCACCTATAATTAATTTTTCTTCCACTACAGATTCAATACCAGATATAACATCCCATATTTCATTCTCTGTTAAATTTGCAGTTCCTAGTGCCTCGTTTAATTCTTCTATTTCTTGTAGTGTAAAAACTTCATAATCCTCTGTAGGAAAATCTAATAAGAGCTCTGCTCCTAATAAGTTTGGGCCTAAAGTTACTGAACTTGTGCTTCCTGACCCATCAATACCTTCCCAATACCACTCGTAAGAACTTGCACCTACACCATTCCAGATTAAAGAATCTGTAAATTGTTTTGAATTACCATAATAACCTGCATCATCTAATCTTGTAGTTGTCATCTCTGCAAGAGTATTACCGTTGTTATCTTTTATCTTTATATGTAAATTATAACTATCTTGTGCACCTGATGAGCTACCACAAGGATTAGCAGAACCAGACCATTCACAGTTTTGCACAGAAAAACTAGAGTCAAGACCTATACCACCATCTAATTTTTTTTGAGTTGATGTATATGTTGTTCCATTTTCTACACCTTGTATATTTAACAATGTGCCATTAGCAGATACTTTTATATCATGACTGGCTTCTAACTCACCACTAAAAGCTCTACCACATGAATTATTAACTTGTGTTTGACAAGTTATATCAAACCCATTGTGTGTTGAGTTATTATTTAAAAACCCTGTTGATCCAGATTGAACACCATCTAAATTAAAGTTGTCCATATTAGATGAAGTTGTACCTGCATTAGGTAATATATTTGTAGATATAGCTGTATCTGCTTTTGTTTTGGTTATAACACAAGATCCAATTAACCATATAAGAGTGCAGGTTAATAATATAGGTTTAATTTTGTTCCACATCGATTGGTTCTAACTTCTCGATTTTAATTTTTTGTAATTCTTTTTCTATTCTCTCTCTTTTTTTCATACGTTTAACGTACGTTTTATAGTCTGGTCTTTCGTGGTCATATTTTTTCCATAGTGCTAATGCATCTTTACCTATTTTACCATCAATAGGACATGGTGTTCCTGCTTGTATCATTGATTCAAAAACTCTTTCGTCTTGACAAAGTATTGCAACTGCTGCAACCTTCATACCAAAATCATTTAGTATTCTAGATAATTTTAATCTTTCACAATTTTTATCTATAAAATGTTTACCACCACTAACACCTATACCAAAAGTTTGTATACCTGCTGATGCCCCTGTGCTACATACATCTTGTGTCATAGAGTTGTATGATGGTGCCGATGCCGTTGGAGGTGCCGATCTTATGTTAGAATTACTTGTGCTATTTGTAGTTGTATTAGATGAACTACCAGATTGATAGGTAGTTGAGCTTTCATACCCACCTTCAATACTTGTATTAGATCCACTAACGTTTGTTTGATTGTTAGCTGCCTTAACTTGAGCAGATAAACCTATTAAAATTATTAACGATGCTAAAAATAAACCTATCTTGTTCATTTACACTCACATTCATCACACGTGCAAACTCCGTATTCATCTGCATGTAGTTCTTCATCACAGTGACACTCGTGATAGCATTTATTACATTTTTTACTCATCGTTATTTTCTAAATCATTTAATGAACAAAACAATAATGGAAATAATTACTTATTAAAATTCTCGTATTGTCCTACAATCCAATCAAAAATTTTTTGAAAAAATTTTTTAATCTTTGTCATCATTTTTTTTCTCCTCAATTTCGTAAAAGAAATTATCAGTATCTTCTGTTCTCCATTTACTACTGTCCTCCACGTTCCATTCAGATGTTTGAACTTTCCAGTCTGGAATATTATCTTTTACCGTGAATGAAGGTATATCCCAAATACATCTGTTGTTAGGTTGTGCTGCATAGTTCCCATCGTCCAGGGCTATGATGTGAGCGCACTTATGTTCGTGCGGGACTTCCGAATGATCGGTATCTAATATATTACTCTCTGGATGTGCAAAGTCAACTGTAAATAAATACTTCCCTGTATGCCATTTTTTATCTTTACCCCAATACTTTCCAGATTGTCCGTCTAGGATATCCCAAGTATTAACAGCAGGATAATAACTGAAACAATTCCAAAGCTGTAGTTCATCAAGTCTACGTCTAGGAACTTCTTCTGGTTTAAAACCTTTTTGAATGAACGCAGATATTGGAAGACGATAGAAGATTGCACCATTTTCCATAATCGCATGAAATAAGATTGACTTACCTGTAAGAGAACTAATACCAAAGATAATACAGTCTTCAACTTCACCATGATGTTTTTTAAGATCATAAAGATATTCTCTCCTAATCTGTGCATATTCCACCGGTATATTTGCGTTTAGATAAGCCATAGTTAATCATTAATTGTTCCCCAATTTTTACCAAATTCATAATCAACTTTGTTTGGGATTTCCAACTTAACAGCATTCTCCATAATCTCAACAATTTTTTTTGCTTGCTGTTTAGATTCTACAGAAATATCTAACTCATCGTGTATTTGTATATGTGCGACAATACCTTCCTTATACAAATCTAACATAGATTTTTTTGTCATGTCAGCAGCTGAACCTTGTATTAATTTATTTAATGCTTTGTAAGTATAAGCACGCTTGATGCCTGGTCCATGTTCCTGGACAGCTTGTTCAAATGGTAGTGCTTTATGCATACCAAAAGTGTTTGGTTCCCATAAATGAAACCTACATAATCTTCCAAGTAAAGTTCTTATCTGTCCTCGCTGTTGTGCTCTATTAGATACGGAGTTCATTAATGATTTAACAAATGGAACTCTACTATGATAAATATTAAATAGTTCTTCAGCTTTATTTTTACTAACACCTAACTCTGCTTGTAGTTTCGCTTTACCCATACCATAAAATAATCCAAGATTAATTGTTTTTGCAGCATATCTAGGTATGTCTGCCATTTTAGCTACAATAGTATGAAAGTCAGCGTCTCCATCATCATAAGCTTCTTTAACTTTAAACACACTTGTGTCTTGGTCTAGGGATGCATAATGAACTACAAGTCTTGGTTCTTGTTGACTGTAATCAAAGCATCCCCACTCGCAACCTGACTCTGGTATAAAAAGGGATCGAATCAGTGGACCGAGGTCTTTATTACGAGCAGGAATCTGTTGTAAATTAGGATTAGAATATGAAAATCTACCAGTAACTGTACCACCTTGATCAGATCTTATTTGATTAATATCTGCATGAATTCTACCTTTATGTTCATATTTTATTATAGTGTCTATAAATGTTGTATGTGCCTTGTTTATTTCTCTAGCTTTTGCTATCTTCTTAACTAAAGGATTTTCATGATTAGAGAGAAAGTTTTTAGTAAATGATGGTGCCTGTGTTTTTTCAGTTCTGTCGTAAGGCAATTTTAATTTGTCAAAAACTTTGGCAATCGATCGTGCTGCCCATATTTGACATTCTACTCCTGTTTCTTTGGTTATTTCTGATAACAACGTTTTTTCTTCTTTACTTAATTGTTGTTTCAACTTATGAGCGGATTCGGTATCGACACGAACGCCTTTAAATCTCATATCAACTAAACACGGAAATAAATCTGTTTCTAAATTAAATATAGAACCTAGATCCTGGTTGCTTAATTCTTTTTGCATGACTCTCCATAACGCATAGGTCAGCTCTGCATCCCTTTCTGCGTAATTACCTACGTATAGTGCGGGTAATTTCCACATATCTGCTTTAGGATCTAGTCCCCATTCTTGAGCTGCATTGTTTAATTCTGTCTCATTTTTACCTTGACCAACATAATCCCAACCTAGACTATTAAGATCATATCTATATCTATTTTCATTTACTAATGAAGCTGCAATCATTGTGTCAAAAATTCTTCCGTTAATTTTAAAACCCATAGATCTAATCCAACAAACATCATACATTGCATTGTGAAATATTTTATCAGCCGTGGATTCACAAATATCTTTGAACCATTTCATAACTAATTTCTTATCAAGATTACCACCACCTTCATGATCAAACGGAAAGTATCCTGAGTACCCATCTGTTGCTATAGCGATACCAACAACCTTACCTCTACCAACAATAGACCCTGTGCCTAATTTTTTTAAATCAGGATCATATGTTTCCAAGTCAATAGTTATTTCATCTGCGTGACGTAAGTCTGGAAATTCTGTAGGCTTTACCCACTCTGTTTGTGCTTTAAATATCATTTTGCTTTTTCCATTTCTTGTAACCTTCACTCCAAGATTCTTTTTTCTTTTCTGTATAATCTCGTTCTAAAATCATTTCTAGATAGTGAATTGCTTTTTGTATATCTTCTTCCTTTCCTTTTGCAGTGTGTCTACAAATATATTTTATAGCTGATCCTTCAGCAAAGGGCAACTTATTCTTGTTTATAAACTCACTTGGTTGCATGACCATATTTCGATAGTGTGAACCACCGATTTGTTTTTTATACGCACTCATATTATGAACTCCTTTTGTTTGTTGTTACATTTTACTAAATATAAATTTTGTATCGTTCTCGTTACACCTACGTACCAAACACGATACTCTTCATCTTGTTTTATCACTGACTTACTTGCTGCTTTCATAGTGTTAATTGTTTGATTTAAAAATAAAACAACATTTGTTGCTTCTCCTCCTTTTGCACCATGAATAGTTGATACTGTTATTCTTGGCTCTTTGTTTATTTTTTCACCATTTATTAACATAGTTCTTAAATAATCTATTTTAGAAGATGCAACATTATCAAACGCATCATACCACTCTAGATTATAGTTTAATTTACCTTTCATTTTTTCTAAAAGTCTTTGTTTTTGTATTTCTGGTATACTTTCTCCTTTTCTTAATTTATTCCAATGTTCTATGTCTTCATATAAATTTTTTGCTATGCTATTTCCATCTGAAGTTTTAAAGAATAAACCTCTTTGTTTTAATATTTTTGGTATTGGTTTTAACAATGGATTTGTTCTTGCCAGCACTAACCAAGATCCTTTAGACATATCTATGTCTGTAAACTTATATACTTCAAATGTTTGACCTGCTTCTTTTTTAGGTAAATAATCTTTCTCCAATCTATTATCTGTGACCCTAGATATTATGGATAAAGCTTTTTGTTGCACATAGCTTGGAACTCTTTCTGATTGTTTAAGTGGTATTTCCGTTGCTTCCCAATCAATAAAAGAATCTACATCTGCTCCCGCCCAACCAAATATTGCTTGGTCGTCGTCTCCTGCTATCCACACATCACAACCGTTATCTCTTTCTATTTTTTCTATCATAGCCCATTGTATTTTAGATAAATCTTGAGCTTCATCTACAAAAATTACATCAAGTTTATTTTGCACGTTGCCTTTATCCAAAAATTTTTCTAACATATCTGTAAAATCAATAAGACCATAAGTTTTTTTATAGTTTTGTATTTCAAGATCTATCGCTTCTAACTTATCTCTTTCTACTTTTCCAAGATGTTCATTAAGATCAAGTTGTTCTAGTGTTTTTATTTGTCTTACTCTTGCTAAATTTATTAAATTTAAATATT